CATGGACAAATCCAGTAGATGGACAGAGCTACACTGTTAGATTTTCTCAGATACCAAAGTATAGTTGCACGCTTAAGAATCCAGATGATTCTTATTTTGATTGTGATTTTCAACTACGGAGTGTATAGTGGAAACATCATTAGTTCTTGAAAAAAACAAATTAAGTAGTACAACTCCTTGGTTGATACTACTTGAAATAAATGTTCCATCAATTCCACCTACTACTGTCTATTTGGTTAGAAATACTGAAAATATAACTTTTAATTCTCAAGAATATACAGCATTTCCGTTTGAAATTGATGTGTCAAAGCAAGTTTCAAAGGGAGATATTCCAACAATAGAATTAAAGGCAGACAATGTAACTAGAACTCTTCAAAAGTATCTTGAAGATTGTGATGGTTTGGTAGACACGCAAATGACAGTCAGAGTCGTTGCTAAACCTACTGGCGAATCAGTATACTATGAAGCACAAAGTTGGACATATGATGTATTAGCTGTGCATTCCGATGCTAACTATGTGTATTTTACACTTGGAGCACCAAACCCACTGTCGAAAAGATTCCCTGTTTACAGATACATTGCATTTAATTGTCGGTGGAGATTTAGAGTTAATAGTTCTGTAGTTGCTCCTGAATGTGGATATACAGGAAATGATTCAGCTTCTTCTTGGACATCATCAACTGTTACTTCTGTTGGTAAAATTGTTGTCCCAACTACACCAAACGGACATTATTATAGATGCACAACTGCTGGCACAACTGGTGGTACAGAGCCTACATGGACTACCACATTGTATGGAACAGTAACAGACAATACGGTGGTTTGGACTGAAAATTACTGCAAGAAGACTTTGCAAAATTGCCAAGATTTGGGTAACTCAAAGAGATTTGGAGGATTTCCTGGACTTGGTTCTGGAGGATTGCGATTAGCATGATACAAGATTTAATTGGTATTCCATACGAAAAACATGGTAGAACAACTAAAGGTTTGGATTGTTATGGTCTTGTACATTTAGTTTATGGTAGGCTTGGTAAGGAATTGCCTAACTTTCCAGAAGATTATACCGAATTGTTAAATATTCACAACGCTATTGAAGAAAATAAATCTAAATTTATTGAATTAGAGAAACCAGAACCATACTGTATCGTTACCTTTTCAATATATCCACCTTATGTCACCCACATTGGTGTGGTGTTAGATGACTGTAAGAGATTTATTCACATAATGGAAAAAAGAAATGTGACTATTGAAAAATTGGATAAATGGCAGAAAAGAATTAGAGGATTTTATAAATGGATGAAATAAAATTAATCAAGATACAAAATCCTTTTAATAGACAAGATAGAATTGAAGAACTCGTAGATTACCATCATGAAAATCTTCAAGTTATAAGAGATTCCTACTTTCCAAAAGATGTTGATGTTGTGGTTTCCGTCAATGGTGGAATCGTTCCAACAGAAAATCTGTCATCAGTAACATTGAAACCTGGTGACGCTGTAGTTTTCTATCCATCGATAGAAGGTGGTGGGGATATACTTCGAGCAGTAGCTTCTTTGGCATTGGTAGCTATAGCTATTTGGGCTCCATATGCTATGGGGTTATATACACAAGCACTCGTATGGGGTGGAACTGCGGAATTAGGGTTTGCTGCTATGGCTGCTGGAGGTTTGACTGTTGGAGGTGCTTTAGTTTCTGCTGGCATAATGATGGTTGGTGGTTTTTTAATCAATGCTTTATTGCCCGCACCAGTACCAGATATTGATTCATATGGTGGTAGTAGTTTTGATAACTCAAATACCTATTCTTGGAGTCCTGTAACAAGACAACAACAAGGATTGGTTATCCCAAAATTCTATGGAATAATACCTGTTAATGGCAACATAATTTCAACCTATACTGAAAATATATCGGATAAAAATTATGTCAATGTTTTATTACATGTAGGACAGGGACCAATTAACAGATTGTATGATTATTATATCAATGACCAACCTACCACTAATCTTACAGGTGTTGAAGTAGTCACCAAATATGGACAGTTAAATCAATCTGTTATACCTAACTTCAATGACACAAAGACAGAATATACCACCAATGTAAATTGTAAATATAACACTCCATACATTTATGAAACTACAGGAGATGCTTTTGATGGACTTGAAGTAGATATTACATTCCCTCGTGGTTTGTATTATGCCAACGACAGAGGTGGATTAGATGCTGTATCTGTTAGTGTTCGAGTTGAAGTACGAAAACAAGGCGATAGCAATTGGATACCATTGACAACTCAAGCAATATCTGTTGCTCACACGGTTGATACGTCATATTGGTCATATGGCACTTGGGTTGGAGCACAATATGATGGCTTTGGTTATTATAGTGGTACTCAGATATGGAATGAAATAGGTACAGGTTCTTCTGACCCAAATGCTCATTGGGAAGGTGAACAAAAAGAAAGATATGCTTATACAGATTCAAGTGGTTATTATGCTGAAGTTGTTGTTTATTGGCATTGGGTTTCTCAGACTGGAACTGTCTACGCAGATGAAACGGTAAATTATGTTACTGTTACCGATGCAAAAAATTCAGCTATAACCAAAACATTTAAATCTGAAACAAATCTATCACATGGCAAATATGATATTAGAGTTACAAGATTAACACCAGATTACAACGATGCTCGTTATGGTGCAACCTCTTATCTGACAGCAGTTAGAGAAGTTTTTAAAGATGATTTTGAATATCCGTGTTCGGCATTGGTTGGAATAAAGGCACTTGCTTCCGACCAGTTATCTGGTAGTTTCAAATTTAGATGTATGATGGAAGGAGCCATAATAAGATATTACGATGGCTCTAATTGGCGTGTTGGGTTTAACAACAATCCAGCATGGGTATGTTATGATGTATTGACCCAGCCTTTGTTAGCTGACCCAGATGAAGTAATTGGTACAGATAATTTGAATTATAGGTGCATTGCTTCTCATACATCAAGTTCTGACAATAAGCCGATTACTGGAGCCAATTATGATTTGTATTGGCAACAGGGAGGTGACCAGGGCAAGACTTGGGAAACTGGCAAAACATACAATAGCTGGAATCCAGAAGCATTAAGATACGATGGTATAAATCCATCACGGTTGGATACCGAAACCTTTAAAGCATGGGCAGATTGGTGTGATGAGTTAGTTCCAAGTGGTAAGAACACCACTGATTTAATTTCTACAGCTTCGGAAGTTATCGGTACTGATGGATTGAATTATAGTTGTATTTTAAACCACACTTCTACAAATGCTAACAAACCAATAACAGGAGCTAATTGGTCAACTTATTGGACTCAAACTGGTACTGGTGGTGGTTCTTGGCAAGAAGGTAAAAATTATAAGAGCAATTTCAGAAAAGCAACATCATCTACGTCAACTACATTAACTGATAACACCAAATCTTGGTATTACAATATACATCGAGATAAGGTTTTACTTATAACAGCAGGAACTGGTGTTGGACAGAGACGGTTAATAGTGTCAAATTCCGATGATACACTTACTGTGTATCCAGAATGGACTACACCATTAAGTACTGATTCAGAATATACAATAAGACAAGATTATGAAAGACGTTTTGCTTTCAATGGTGGGTTTGATTCAGGAACAACACTTTGGGAAGCTGTACTTCAGATAGCTTTGATGTCCAGAGCTTTGTTGATTTGGGACGGAACAACCATAAAGGTAATTATAGATAGGGCAGTTATATTGCCAGATGATGCTGTCCAATTATTCTCTATGGGGAATATTGATACCAATTCCTTTGAGGAAACGTTTTTATCTTCTTCAGAAAGAACTGGTGAAATTGAGATAAATTTTATCAACAAAGACATTGATTATGAAAAAGATTCAATGATTGTCTTGAATCCAGCTTTGGATAAACCTGAAAACAGGAATACAATAACATTAGCAGGTACGACCATACCATCACAAGCTTATCGCATGGGTAACTTCTTACTCAAACAAAACGAATTGCTGAAAAGAACTATTAAGTTTGACGCTGAGATTGATGCTATAACTTGCATGATAGGTGATGTTGTTTATTTTCAACATGATGTACCACAATGGGGCATATGCGGTGGTAGGGTAGTTGCGTCTTCACAAGTTATTGGTGGAGACAACGGATTGAACTATACCTGTATTTTAAATCATACAGCAAATGCTAATAATAGACCTGGAATGAGTCCACCAACACCAAACTGGTCAACTTATTGGACACAGGCTGGAGATGCAGGTGCTACTTGGGTTTCTGGTTCTTCATATGTAACAGCGTCAACATCAAATACGATTACATTAGACCAAGAAGTTACAATAGAAGCAGGTAAGACATATTCCATAATGGTGTGGCATCCGAATGATACTTCGGAACTAAAGACTGTTACAACTTCTCCTGGGACCACAAATAAATTAACTATTTCTGGAACATGGACAACTAATCCAGTTGAATATAGCAATTTCGCATTCGGTGAATCTGACAATACAGCAAAACCTTTTAGAATTATAGAAGTGTCGAGAACAGGTGATTTGAAGTGTACAATAAGGGCAATAGAATACGATGCTAATTTATATGCAGACGATTCTGGGTTGCCTATAGCTCATATTCCAACATACACCACCAGAGAGCCTATTGCAGTGGTAACCAATTTGACGGTTTCCGAAATAGCATCGGTCAATGAGTCTGGTGCGAGCAACAGACAACTATTGGTAAGATTCAATAAGCCTGTAAATGTCTATTATAGTTATGCAGAAGTGTGGTACAAAGAAGAATCTACGCCATACACTTACGCTGGTAGAGCAGACACCACTGAGTTCTATATCAGCAACGTTAGAGCAAATACTACTTATACCGTAATGGTTAAGAGTGTGAGTTTTGCAGGCATTAAAACAAGTATAGATGAATCACCGACTGCTACAATTACAACGGCAAGAGAATTGTCTACTTATTCAAATGCTTTGTCGTCACGAATTACAGGGTTGGAAATATTTAACCAAAGGAATGATACTACTTTCAAAGGTAAAGATTGTAAATGTGTGTGGAATCCTATAACACCGATTGATTCTTCAAGTACAGGTGCTGGGAATGAAGCTACAGGTGCAGGAACATATATTCCTACTGTATGGTTAAAAGACTATGAAGTAAAAATATTTGATTCTACAGGAACTGTCTTAAGAAGGACAGAATATGTAACGATTCCAGAATATACATATACCTTTGAAAAGAATTATGAAGATGGCTCTGGAACTCCAGTTAGAAGTTTTCAGATACAGGTAAAGGCAAGAGATACATTTTATAGAGTATCAAGTGTTCCTGCCAAATTGACAGTTACTAATGACGCACCTACAGTACTTAAAGATATTACAGTTACAAGTGGGACAGGGTACTATATAGTTGAATTTGCACCATCGACAGTGCCAGATTTGTTGGGTTACAATATCAAAGTTCTTTCTATAAACCAAAAACTTATAAAGATATGGAAGAAACATTATTCAAACTAGCACGTGCAATTACNNAGATTTGTTGGGTTACAAAGTGCATGCTTCTCAAACTTCTGGATTTACTCCAAGTACAGCTAATCTTGTTAATGAAGGAACAGATACCAGAATTGTCATATCACCATCTAAATCTGGAATATGGTATGTCAAAGTGGCTGCTTATGATTCGTTTGGTGCTATTGACTTAAATTATTCTTCGGAATACAGCGTGTATGTTACCAAATGGTTGGAATATGATGATTTGGAATTAGAGTTGATGAAAATGACTTTCCAGTCTATATCTTGGGCACAATTCGCTATCTTTGATGATTTCACAGATGAAACAAAAAGACGTAGTCCTGACCCATTTCCTTATGAAGCTACATTATATAAGAACAGTATTGTTGCAGGAACATTACCAAATACAG